GCAATTAAATTACTGGATTGTTCTTTTGCTTCTTCTAATAATTCCTGCAATGATGGAGGAAATTCTGCTACAACAGAAGAAGAAAGTAGAGAACGATTAATATAGAAACTCAAGACATTCCCGTTTACCAATCCTTTTAATTGACAGTAACGAGGATCAAGATAGTAGTAAGATACATCCGTTTCAGTTTCATCTACATATGCATACACAATATCATTCAACATCATTCGATGAATGATATCGTTGATCTGATTTGACATATTAAATTTAGATGCCTGTAACGAAAATTTTAAATAATTCTTCTTGACCTCAGTCTGGAATTTGGGATCATACATCTTTTCATAATATCTTATAGATGTAGGCTCAGTTTCAATATAAAATTGACCTTTTGCCATATTGCTGAAATAATCAATAAGGCGCTTGATATAGCCCGACTTTTGATACATATAGTTCATCAGACGTAAAATATTTTTCCCGTATCGCTCTGGATACTGACACATCAGCAGGATTTGCTTTCTGGAAAACCCACAAATACGTGTCGGGGTAATTGTATTTTTCAGTGATAATTCTGAAATTACCAGACGGCGCAGGGAAGCAAAATCTATAGTCGGAGTTTTTGAATGAACAAAATCCTCAAAAGCTTTTTTATCGGACTGATATAATTCTTCTAATTTTTGTTCAGTAGAGTTTTTCTGCTCCATATTCACCGCCTTTCTACCTATAGATCGATGCGATTGAAGGTCTGCGAGCTAACGATAATGTATGCTTCGGAACTTCAACCTGTTTCTTAGTATAGGAACAAAATTCTACAATATAGTAGATCAGATAGGATAAAGCAGAGAATCTATCCTTATCCATTTTCTTTACAACTCTTTCGATAGAAAGAGAATTATTATTCATATATCTAATCTTTAAATTCGCAATTTCTTCAAACAATAGGTCTGTCTGCACATACGGAAGGATATGCAATGTGGGATCGGATCGGTCTTTTGCAGTAAAATCAGAATCGGATTTCTTTGCTAAAAGGCGAAGACGACCGGAATCTACAATATCAATAAAGTCTGTAATGACTTTACTCTGATTTCCTTGTGCTTTCATATCAAACAGACAGGATTCTGCTTCCTTGATTTCCGGTTCATTACTTGTATTAACTGTATTCCAGCATCCAAGATAATCACCGGTAACTGGATCATAAGCATCTTTTAGTAATTCATCGATTAATCCGGCACCAAGACCATTACCATCGACGATCACCATTTTGGCATTAAAGTCAATTTTCGTTTTCTTGACTAAACATGCCTGTGCTGTAAAGTTCAAAGTATTTGCGACAGAAATAATATTTGGAATTTCAATCGATTTGATTCTGTTAGATTCACGGTTCCGAATAACACGGCCCACGACAATAGAAGATTGATTATTATTTGTTTTTTGAGAACGAGCCACATCGACTCCGATATAGTTTTCCTCTTCATACTTATTGTAATTGACAGCAGGAGAGGTAAGGGTCCTGCAATTAAGCAGTTTATTTACATCTACCAAAGCACCGTCAGAACTTCCAACCCATTTAGATTCATAGTTCTGAGCAAATGCAACAGATGACATTTCCTGTTTCTTTTGGAAGATCTGGCTCTTTGTAGATCCTCGTCCATAATAACAAGGAAGCCACCAGCTAGAACCTAAAACCAATGTTCCTCTCAAATTTACCATGTCTTTACACATCCGAACAGAGCGTTCATATTCGTCAGAACCTTTAAATCCGGCTGTTGTAAAGAAATTGATTTGCTGATTTAGTTCTTCTGGATCAGTGATAGAATATTTTCCAACACAGACACGAGGCACTTCCACGATAGGTTTTAAAGCATCCTGAAAAGTTGCATCATCAATCAAGGCAGACTCTTCGATATTCATCCTTTTCCGACGCTGACCTTTAGAAGATTGAGAATTTGCTAAATTATCTAATGTAGCCCCGTTTACAAACTTAATCGTTGCATCACCTTTGGCAAAACTTGGTTTTGCGATTTCATTCTGCAACATAGGATAGAATCGCATGATTTCTTCATATTTATCTTTGAGAAGATCCGCAGCGTTTTCTTTTGTCTGCGCTGTAAGAGAAATTGTGATCTCTGGATAGAAGATGCAAACTAAGATGGAAGCTAAAACTTCATCAAATGTTTTCCCGTAACCTCTTGGGAAAACACCATAAAATGATACGAAACGTAACATTGCACGAAGATAAACTCGCTGATCTGTATGTAAATTAAGTCCTCCCTTTTCTGGTTTAATTAAATCCAGAAACAGATCAGGATACCATCGAGCAAAGCTACAGAAATATGTCCAATTTTTTATATTAATGCCAGAACCTAAATTCACGATTATTACTCCTCTTGGAATTCGGGAGGAATAGTAATGAATTTCTCAACATTGGGCCGATTCTCCGAAGTTGGATCATCGGTAAAAATTCCATATGGATCACCATAATTGTCAATATATTCTTGCTTTTTCTGATCATAGAAATGATAGATATCAGAATACGAAACTTCCGGCATCCCATTTAAATTTCTTTCATAATTGATATAGCACCAGATAATAAAATCGACCGCATCATTCGGGCGATATTTAAATTCTGGGAAAATGGGGATTCGCTCATTGGCACTTTCAACCGCTTGAAAAATGTCACTAAAACTTGTGATGCCTCCCTGAAGATCTGACTTAGACATTTGCTTCGGAGTCAGTTTAGCATCCTCGGCTGCTTTGGCGGCAGCAGTATACCATTTCTGTGCATCAAGAACATTTCCTTCAGCAGTCGCCATTTCTTCTTTTACCTTAAAACGCACGTAAGTCGCCAACGCTTCTTGATGAAGAGTAGTCTGTACAGAATAGTTTTCAGTAATATTTTTGTACTTATAGTACATATTCCGGTATTCGGTAATAGTGTATCCTTCACCAAAAAGACATACCATTTCATCTGTTACTTGGAAATCATCGGTAGAAGAGGAGATTGGTTCTTCTTTTTTCTTGACAATATTTTGAGCTTTTTCATGCTTATGTAAAATATCTGGATATTTTCTGGAAATAGCATCAAGATCTGTATTGCTTAAATTCGTATTTTGATTTATGAAATTTTCCCTTTCAGAATCGCTATAGCCTTTATTTACATTCTGCCTCATTGCGATATTTTTAAAATAAAAAGACAGGATCTTATCTCCGTGATTTGGAATATCTTCTTTATCAACAAATGGATTTTCCGTCTCAAACTGCATATAGGCACTTTCGAGTAAATTCTTATAATATGGCTTGTCAATTTTACGCAATACGTCATTTAGTTTCAGAGGATCAATGCGATTCTCGTCATCTAAAATAAGCTCAAAGACACAATCCTTGCATATGGGGACCCGACCATCTTGCTGAAAAAGAGGACTGCGACTAATATAAAAATCCTCAAACCGTTTTTCTTTCCCACATCTTTGGCATCGCTTTTTGGGTCTATCCGTTTTTCTTGCCATACTATCACCTGCCTTTGATTTGGAACTCTATGATGTTCTTTTTCTGCTTTCCATTAATCTCGTAACTGAATCAAGATCCTCCATATCGACAATAATTAATTTCCGCATTTCTGGTTCTACATTCTTATGCATAAAGCTATTTCCGCCGTTTTCTGTGTAACTATTAAAAAGCTCCCAAAATGCTTCTGATTCCAATTCCGTCCATTCCAATCGTGGATTTACATCAGGATTTGTATAGTAACGATAAGAGTGCAGCAGTTTTTCCCGGGAACTTGCAAGTTCATATTTCCGGCTACGTTCAAATAATTCATTAATAGAAGCCATATTCCGTTGTTGGGTCTCAGCAAAAGTGTCCTGTTTTTCTTCAATACGTTGAATGGCTTCTGTGAGCTGACGCTGTATTTCAAAACTTTGATTACGGTCATGTATACGTGTTTCTTCACGATCTTTACGTTCCTGATCTAACTGTGCTTCATATTTGGCACGATCTTGAGCATGGGTTTCCTGAAGTTTCTTCACTTCATTTAATGATTTTTGAATATTCTTGTCTCTCAGCTCTTCAGCCTGCCTTTTCTTGAGTTCACTGTCAATCCATTTATTATATTTCTTCCTAAGATAGAAGAAAGCAGCGATCGCAAGAATGATCATTGACCACGACACACCAAAGATTGTTTCGCCTTCTAAT